CGTAAAGATAAGATTTTGTATCAGTCGTGTCACATTCTACACAAACAAGGTAAATATTATATTGTACACTTCAAAGAATTATTCAAGTTGGATGGTAAGCCCACCGACATTACAGAGAATGATATTCAAAGAAGAAATGCAATCGCAAGACTATTGGAAGAATGGGGTTTGATTAAAGTCTTTAATCCAGAATTAATGGGTGATAACATTGCACCACTACACCAAATTAAAATCATCTCCCACAAAGAGAAAGACGAATGGAATTTAGTCCCAAAATATAATATTGGCAAGAAGATTACACCACAATAAGTAGGTATATTATGAAACAAGTGAGAGAAAAAATTGATAAGTTAAAAAACATTTATACTGGTGAAGTAGTGTACACCAGTAATTTGTTTGAAAAAAGACAAGACAGTACAATGACATTTATTCGGGTATACAAAGCAGAAAATCCACAAAGAATTTACTTTGTGAATGCTGAAGCTTTCGTAAAATTGGATAAATAAAAATACTCCCTCGGGATGGGAACGTAAAGACTCTACTACCTTAGGAGCGTCTAAAGCCGGTACAACGATAAGGTACCCCAGTAGTCGGTAAGCTGGATTAATGATACGCCTTCGGGGTATCTATTTTTTAACTTGCTTATTAAAGGAGAAAACTATGACATTAGGACGTATTTCTTTTGGTCCACTTCACCACTCAACTCTTGGGTTTGACCGATTTTTCGATGAGGCTGAACGCTTGTTGAAAACGGACTTAACAAAAGTTAGCCCAGCATTTCCTCCACACAACATCATTAAACTAGATGACAATCGTTATTTGGTTGAACTGGCTGTTGCTGGTTTTGCTGAAGCAGAAATTGATATTTCAGTTGAAGATAACTATTTGACTATCAAAGGTGAAAAGAAAGATAAGGACACCGATGTAACATATATCCACCGTGGTATTGGTACTCGTTCCTTCACAAAAACTATAACAGTTGCTGACACAGTTGAAGTCCGTGGTGCCGAATTCAAAGACGGCATTTTGAAGATTGGTTTGGAGAATGTAATTCCTGACCATAAAAAACCAAGGAAGATTGAGATTGGTGAGAAACTTTTGTTTTCGAAACCAACTTTTTTGACTGAGTAAAACTGTGGGGCGAAAGCCCCACTTACTATATTATGAAAAAGAAATTTATTGATGCACACATGAAGACAGCTGAAGTCTATGCTGAATTGTCTTCTGCAAAAAAACTGCATGTTGGCTGTGTTGTTGTAAAAGATAACACCATCATCGGCATTGGTTACAATGGCATGCCTTCTGGGTGGGATAATAACTGCGAGTTTGAAGATACAAATCCTCAAACACAAGTTACTGAATTAGTTACTCGCAAGGAAGTATTACATGCTGAAACAAATGCACTCGCAAAGATTGCACGTAGTACCAACTCAAGTGACGGTGCAACATTGTTTGTAACTCATGCACCATGTATTGATTGTGCCAAACTAATCTATCAGTCTGGTATTAATAGTGTGTATTACCGAAATAGTTATCGCAACGATGACGGTATTAATTTTCTAAAAAAGTGTGATGTGACTGTCGAACAGTATATATAATTTAAAGGAGTTTATTATGTTAGTAGTGCCAGATGATAAAGCAGGCAAACCAATTGGTTTCACTTGCTCGACTTTCGATTTACTTCACGCAGGCCATATTCTTATGCTTGCTGAAGCCAAGTCTGTATGTGACCACTTGATTGTTGGTTTACAAAATGATCCAACTGATGACAGGCCTAGTAAGAACAGACCAGTTCAGTCTATCGTGGAACGATTCGTACAACTCTCTGCGGTAAAATTTGTAGATGATATTATTGTCTATAGTACCGAAAAAGACCTTGAAGACCTATTGATGTTTCTTCCAATTTCTGTTAGAATCATTGGTGAAGAATACAGAGACAAACAATATACAGGTAAACAAATCTGTATTGACCGCAATATTAGTATGTACTTTAACTCCCGCAATCACCGTTTCAGTTCAACCGAATTGAGGCAGCGCACATATCAATCTGAATTGAGTCGCCAAAATGTATAAAGATGTTTGTACATTTATTGATGCTTGTGAACAAGAGTCATCACCAAAAAATATTAAGTTGTATAAAACCTTAATTGATGAGGAAGTTGGTGAGTTTCGTTCAGCTTATTATGCATGTGATGAGGTAGAACAACTTGACGCATGTATGGATACGATTTGGGTTATCTTAGGGTTCTGTAAGATGAAGGGGTATGATGTTGAGGGTGCATGGGCAGAAGTTGCTCGTTCTAACTTGGCAAAAATTGATCCAACAACAGGCAAAGTAGTTAAACGACCAGACGGCAAAGTTTTAAAACCAGAAGGTTGGACGCCGCCATCATTGGAGAGGTTTATTTAATCATGTATGATAGATTATCCAGTTACATCAGAGTCATCGATGATGTTGTGCCAGCAGATTTTTGTGATGACATTATCAATTTATACAAAGAAAGTCCTCTGTGGCAAACAGCAACTGTAGTTGGAGAAAATGAAAACAAAATTGATGCATCAATAAGAAATGTTGATACAATTAATCTGTCTCAAAAAGATGAAATCGATAATGATTATGAACAGATACGTCAAAAAATTGATAGCGACTTGTTTACATGTATACAGAAAGCCTTACACTCATACAGTGAAATGATGCCACGCCTTGTAATAAAAGAAGATACTGGTTACGAATTGTTGAGATATAAACCTGGTCAATTTTACAGAGAACACACTGATGATTTTCCTGGTATACCAAGAATTGTTTCTTGTTCTTTAATGTTGAATGATGATTATGAAGGCGGTGAATTTGCCTTCTTCAATGGCACTGTTAGATATGTACCAAAAAAAGGTTCAGCACTAATGTTCCCAAGTTGCTTTCTTTACCCACATGAGATTATGCCGGTAACAAAAGGAACCAGGCATTCTATCGTTACTTGGTTCAGGTAATCATTATAAACAAGTCTTGCATAATCAATCAGATTATGTTACAATACATTTAGTTATTAACTCCGGAGATATTATGGAAACATCTAAAATCGCAAAACAATTCGCTGAGGCTAATCGCCTTCCCCGTGCTTATAAGTACGATTTCTTTTTGCGAGAATTCGATGATATGGTAGAGGTCGTAGGTCTGATTGAAGACCCCACACTTAACATGACCGAGTTTAATGGTCGTGAGATGCTCTACCCAAAACGTTGGGTGACTTTGGCCGTGGTGCCAGCTTCTACAACTATCCCAAAATTTTGATATAGTATATGAATGAATAAAAAATATTACACGAATGTTGCCTCTATTGGCAACAATATTTTCTACAGAGGTGTAAACAACGGCCGGCGAGTTAAGATGAAAATTGCTTACTCGCCGACTTTGTTTTTAAAGTCTAACAAACCAACAAAGTTTAAAAACTTAAATGGTGAAGCACTTGAACCGATGAAGTTCGAATGCATACGTGATGCACGTGAGTTTGTCAAGATGTACAAAGAAGTAGAAAACTTTGAAATCTATGGCAACGATAGATACGAATATGCATTTATTGCTGATGAACATACAGAGATGGTCGATTGGGACTTTGAAGATGTTGCAATTGATGTGATCGACATTGAGGTTGGTTCTGAAAATGGATTTCCGGATCCATATCAGGCCAACGAACCAATCACTGCCATTTGTATCACACGTGTTGGTGGTAAAACAATCGTAATGGGTTGTGGTGACTATATTAATAATGACGATAATGTCACATACATTAAATGCCGTGATGAGTACGATCTTTGCAAAACATTTATCAACCACTGGTCAAATAATTGTCCAGATGTTATAAGTGGTTGGAACATTAAGTTCTTTGATATTCCATATTTGGTCAATCGACTATCGCGTATTCTTGGTGAAGATGACACAAAGAAATTGTCACCATGGAATATGATATCTGAACGCAAAGTTATGGCCATGGGTCGTGAAAACATTGCATATGAATTGTTGGGTGTTGCGACACTTGACTATATTGAATTGTACAGATGGTATGCGCCAGGTGGTAAATCACAAGAGTCATATCGTTTGGATAATATTGCGAACGTTGAAATCGGTGAGAACAAGATTTCATATGATGAGTATGATAACTTGCACCAGTTGTATCGTTTGAATTACCAAAAGTTCATTGAGTATAATATCAAAGACGTAGCACTGATTCTGAAACTAGACGATAAGTTGAAGTTGTTGGAATTGGCACTCACTCTTGCCTATGATACGAAGTGTAACTATGATGATGTGTTTGCACAGACTAGAATGTGGGATGCAATGACATATGGTTACTTGTTGAACCGTAATATCATTGTGCCACCGAAGGTGTTGAAAGACAAAGATGCGGCCTTTGAGGGTGCTTATGTTAAAGACCCACAGAGAGGTATGCACCGGTGTGTTGCTTCATTTGACTTGAACAGTTTGTACCCACACTTGATGATGCAATACAACATTTCACCTGAAACATTGATTGAAGTTGCTGACTACACACAAGACATGCGTGACATTATTATGCGCGGCGTAAGCGTTGATAAATTGCTGAATAAATCGGTTGACCTATCTAAAATGAGTGGTTATACTATTACTCCAAACGGACAGTTCTTTAGTACGACCAAACAAGGTTTCTTACCAAAGATGTTGGAAGAAATGTACATTGACCGTTCCAAGTTTAAACAGCTGATGATTCAGGCAAAAAAAGATTATGAAGTTGAAACTAATGAGACAAAGAAGAATGAGTTGGATAAACGAATTGCTAGGTATAATAACCTACAACTAGCAAAGAAAGTATCTCTGAATTCGGCATACGGCGCCTTGGGCTCCAAGTATTTCCGATTCTATGATTTGCGACAAGCTCTTGGTGTTACCTCTGCGGGTCAACTTAGTATTAAATGGATTGAGAATAAAATCAATTCTTATATGAACAAACTATTAAAGACCGACAAAGATTATGTTATCGCCTCAGACACAGATTCGATTTATCTCCGCCTTGGTGAGCTTGTTGATAAAGTGTATGGTGCGGGAAAAGAAAACTCTACCTCTCCAAACATTGACAAACAACAAGTTATTGCCTTCATGGACCGTGTATGCGAAGATAAAATTCAACCGTACATTGATGAAAGCTACCAGGAGCTTGCTACGTATGTTAATGCGTATGCCCAAAAAATGCAAATGAAACGTGAAGGTTTGTCCGATAAAGGTATTTGGACTGCCAAGAAACGGTACATTCTTAATGTATACAACAATGAGGGTGTTCAGTACAACGAACCACACATGAAGGTGATGGGACTTGAGATGATTAAGTCTTCTACACCGGCTGCGATTCGTGAGAAGATGAATACCTTAATTAAAATGGTGATGCTCGGCACTGAAGAACAGGTACAAGAATTCATTCAAACCTTTAGACAAGAATTTAAATCTTTACCTGCTGAAGATATTTCTTTCCCAAGAGGACTTAATGGCTTGAA